TTCCGAGCACACGCAATTCCTTGCTAATGATCCCGCTGCTAAGCCACAAGTTGCCGAGACGAAACAGCTCCTACAGATCGCTCAGGAGATCATCACCAACTTCACCCGTAAGATCCAAGCCGAGCAGCGCAAAGCCCTTGAGGCGGGCGCACAGGGCCAGCAAGAGGGTACTCCGCAAGAAGGCCAGCCAGCAGGCCCAACTCCTGCCGAACTGAAGATGCAAGAACATCAGATGAAGATGGACCTTGCACAGCAGAAAGCACAGCTCGATATGCAGATCAAGCAGTCCAAAGCCGATCAGGAGTTGGCTCTGAAGGACGCGGAACGGGCCATGAAGATGTCCGGTAACGCATCTGCTTAAATAAATTATTGACAAAGCTCTTAATAAAGGCTGTCTTTTTTCATGCTTCGCAGTAAAACGTCTACACCGAAGCCACTCGATCAGTGGTTCAACGACATAGTATCCGTCTCACGTCTTCGAGAGATCATCGAAGACCCTACCTTTCAGCTTGCATCCGCTACCCTTTTAGCAGCAGCACAGCCCTCTTACCGGAATCTTTCATCCTCAGAACAGAATAGTCTACGCCAAGCATGGCTAGCAGGATACAATGATTTCGCAAACGATCTGATGAAACTTGTAAAAGCTCCCGCCAACAGGAACCAAGTGCCAGAAGAATGGTCACACTACGAATAATTTATGGACGCACCAACGCCAAATGAAGCTGCACCTGTTGCAGATACCGCTCCTGCCGATCTCGGCGGGTTTATTGAATCCATGGATTCCTTCTTCAGTGAAGTAGATAATCCGACAAGTACTGCTGAACCATCCGTATTGGATGTTCCAGCAGTAAAAGAAACCGAAGCCGCTGCCGAGCCTGAACTGCCTGTAACGGATCTTGATTCCTTGGACTCGCTCGATGAGCCAAAGGACTGGACTCCTCAAGCAGCGCGTCGCTTCAAGGAACTCAAGAACGAGCTCAAGAACTATAAGACTCGTGCTGAAGAGCTTGAGCAGACGGTAACTCAACGCGAGAGCCGCTTGCAAGAGCTTGAAGCCGTCTCGAATAATCCTGAGTTCCAGCAACTTCAGAACAAGGTTCAGGAGTATGAGCAAAGTATGTTGCTCAACAACCTTGAGCAGAGTAATGCGTACAAGACTTTGGTTGAGCAGCCTTTGGGCCAGCTAGTGCTTGAGGCCGACGCGATTGCCCAGAAGTACGGCGTCGATATGGACAACCTGCTCGATGTCATTTCGCTTTCGGACGATACGCTTCAGGAGGAACAACTTTCTGAGATCCTCGCCCAAGCGAGTGACCGTGATAAGTTCCGTGTCTACAAGATCATTGAAGAGGTCAAGCCGATTCTGGAACAACGTCGCGTCTTGCAGGAGAACGTGCAGGATGCCCTACGCGAGGCTCAAGCCCTCGACCAGCAGCGTGAACAAGCTACGTTAGTTGAGCGTCACCAGCAGCGTCAGGAAGCGGCAAATGCCGTAGCTAAGACGATCAAGTCGAAGCTGTCCTTCCTATCAACGGTTGACGGCGTGGACATGGATCAGATCGCTAAGGATGCTGCGAGTACGGACTTCACCAAACTGGATGCCGTGTCCGGTACGTATCAGGCGATGGCTGCAAAGCTACTGCCGAAGATGGCCGCACAGTACATCTCACTCCAGAAGGAGATTGATAACCTGACAGAACGTCTCGCTGACTTTGATCGCGCTTCCCCTAAAGCAGGCGGCGGATCTGCTACGCCTTACAGCGGTAATAATGCCGACAGCAAGAAATCCTTTGTCGATGCCGTTGCTGCTGCATTCGGTGGCTAAATAAAAAAGTAACTGCTTCGGTAATAATTGAGTTGACAGCATCCCAATTATTATCGAAGCTTCTCGCGAACTTGATAGTCGCGACACCGAAGGCCAGCTTTAAGCCATCTCCGAAAGGGGTAAATTTGATTCTAGTAGGTAGAGAAACTAAAGAGGGAAAACCTTGAAGCTACGGCCTATGCGCCTGTTGCCTGCTTCTGCAACGCTCGTGTATTAACCTTCTTTCTTTTTAACCCTTTTTTAACTCTTCTAACTACCTACTATTATGGCTGTAAACGCTGGACAAACTTTCTCGAATCCAACTGATTCGACCACCGCAATCGACACGATCCTCACGCAAGAGGCTAACCGTATCGGGCAAGACATCTACAAGCGCACCCTCCACGTCTCCCCGTGGATGGACCTTATCAAACAATCCGCCTTCCCTGATGGCATGGGTTACACCCTTGGCACGCTGATCTATGATCGTGCGCTCCCAACGACTACTGCTAACGGTAGCACGCTCGCTGGAAGTTCGATCTGGCAGTCGATTGGCAATGCTGCCGCTGAGTCGATTGCTACTGCTAGCACCCTCGATCAGATCCTCACCGGAGCACAAGACACCAACATCGGTGCTGGCACTGGTAAAGGCTTTGTTGCTTTTGGTCGTCAACTTAAACAGTACTCGCTGAAGCGTGCCACTGTTGAGTCGCCTAAGATCAACGTCGAAGACCTTCGCTTCGCCGCTTATCGCACGGAACAACTTCGCGCCATCATGGACTCCATGACGGAATCGACGAAGTACTCGTGGGAAGAGCGTTATCGTGATGAGTATGATCGCGTCTGCGCTAACCTTGTTTCTTGCCTTAGTACTGGAACGGCTGCACGTACCACCGATGCTGTTGGTGCTACTGTTGAAGGTCTGAACACAGCTTCGCTTGACCTCATTGATTCCGACAACGACCCATCGATTGTTCCGAACGCAAACATCTCGAACAAGATCCTTGATTCGATTTACTTTCGTTTGGTTCGCGCAGGTGCTGGTACGAATGCCTACGGTCGTGAGAACGCCCGTCCTGTCTTCGGTCTGATCTGCTCCTCGGAAGCATCCTACGTGCTGCAAACCGAAGCCGGATTCCGCGACGACGTTCGTTATAACAACGCTAAGGTCAGTGACCTTATCGCTCCATTGGGTATCGAGAAGTCCTTCCGTGGCTTCTACCACCTGATCGACGACATGGCTCCTCGCTTCACCATTACTACTACATCTGGTACTGGCGTTGTAACTCGTGTTCAGCCTTACACCGCTAGTAGCGGCATTATCTCGCTGAACGCGGCATATGAGACTGCTAACTACGAGGCTGCTTATATCCTTCACCAAGACGTGATGGAAAGCCAGATCCCTGAGCCTATCAGTGGCTCGAATGGTCTGACCTTCGATCCTGTCAACTATCGCGGTAAGTTCAACTGGAAGAATATCCCTTCCGTTGACCTCAACCCTGATGGCACGATTGGATTCTTCCGTGGTGTTCTTGCTTCCGCTACGAAGCCAATCCGTACCGAATTCGGTTACGTGATTCTCTTCAAGCGCGATAGCACCACCCCTGCTGCCTAAGCTAACCTGTGAGGGGCATCCTTAACCGGATGCCCCTCACTTACTTTAACCCTACTATATACGATCATGCCTACTCTTGACGACGCTCCTACTCTTGCTCCATTGGGTTCTCAGAAACTCGTTACCAGCAGTTCACTTACTGGTGGCACTGCTAGTCCAACAGAAGCACAACTTAGTAAACTTGACCTAGTTCAAGTTTATGATATGAGCACACGTAAAGTACGTACCATTTCAGTTGGTGACTTTGCTATTGCTTTGGGTCTTACCCTTGCCTAAACCCCCATCCGGTAGCCTGTAATGGGCTACCGGAACCCTTTCCCTATTACTTAGATGGCTAATCCACAATCCTTTATGCAGGCTGTTGAGGCTGCTATGCCAACATATGGCCGTAGCCCTGTTACAGGTAATCCTCGGACTGCGACTAGTGGCCCTAAGTATTCTGATCTTGCTGAACGAGAACTTGCTCGTCGTAAGTCAGCAGAAGAAGATGTCAATAAGGTGTCCTACAAAGACTTGCAGGACAAGCTTGTGCAACAAGAGTTGCTAAAACAAGTAGGAGCAGGTGGAGTAGAAGATATAATCCAACCTACTGCCCCTATGGGAAATGTCTCCACAGAGAACGCCCCTACTGGATCTAATGTGGATCGTATTACTTCAGGTGAAGAGCCTGTAGCTAGTGGAGACTTCGCTAATATGGGTAGTGCTAACTTGAGTAAGTCGGCACTTTCTGCACAGCCTGTAGGCGATGAGACCAATTCTGCCCCTATGGGTAATGTGTCTACTGACAATTCTGTTGTACCTAAAATTGATACAAGCAAGATTGACCAGATTATCTCCAATACGGAGCCTCAACCTGAAATGGATATGGTTTCGGCAATGCAGCCCAATATGGCGGTCTCTTCGCTTTTTGATGAGACAGCAGGTGCTCGTCCAGCAGGTGCTCGTCCAGCAGGTATTCCTGAAGAGACTCTCAATAGCTTTTTCGCGAAGACTACCGGATCAGGCTTTGACTCTAAGTCCAAAAAAGATCGCCTTATGATGAATAAGATTAAGGACATGATTACAGGTGATAAGTCTCTACTCGGCCTCTCCCCCTCACAATTTTCAATGAAAGTTTACGGACGTAAGTAATGGACAGAATCTTTAACTCATTTGTTGGTGCAACTGCACCGGCCATTGGCTTGATTACCTCTCTACAGGCGGACCTTGAATGGTCCCTCCGCATCGCTTCCCTTGTCATCGGTATCCTTGTCGGTGTCGTTTCTCTTATTCGTCTAATTCGCAAACTCTAAATCCTATGTTCATTCCTATTCCTTCCGGCCTCACGCTCCCTGAAGACTCCGACGTTAAGCCATTTGATCTTTCTGGCAAGTTTATTGTCGCTAATGGCAAGCTGGTCCCACTTATGATCGGTGGTCAGAAGATCTCGATGGAAGAGGAAGAGTCGGAGGACGAGGAGTACGAATCCGAAGAAGGAGGCGAAGAGTCCGAAGACGGCATGGGCGAGATGGAGCACGGCGGGGGCTGTAGCTGTCCTGATTGCGAAGGCAAGAAAAAAGGTAACGGCTTCATGGTCGCTATCGAGACTGCGATGCGTCCTAAGAAATAGGTCTTGCCACAGGTCTGAAGTTTAAGTAAACTGTCCGCCTATGAAGACTACCCTACTTGGTTTATTTACCGCAGCCGCTTACGCGATTCAGAATTCTGTTCAAGCTGGCAACTCGTTGCTTGACTGGAAGAGTTGGATCGTGCCAGTTGGACTCTCTCTGTTAGGCTATCACGCCCGCGACGTTAAGAAGTAATGAACCACGACGAAATTGTCGCTATCCAGAAGAAGATCGGTGTTGTCGCCGACGGATTCTTTGGCCCTAAAAGCATTGCTGCGGCAAAGCGACATCTCCGTGAACTCATGCCGAACGCACTCATCTGGCCAGCCACTGACCAGAAGAGTCTGTCTGCATTCTACGGAGCTGCCGGAGATGAGTCGAAGCTCGTCAATCTTCCTGTTACTGGCTTAGGAGTTGAGTATGAAGGACAAGCCGTCAAAACAATCAGATGTCACACTCGCGTTGCTAATTCTCTGCATAATGTGCTGTCTGAGATTAGCAATAGCCAGTTCAAGCCCCTACTTAAACAATACGCTGGTTGTTTTAATAACCGTCTCATGCGTAATGGTTCTAGTCCTTCTCTTCACGCCAGAGGAGCCGCCATCGATTTGAATCCGAACTACAACGGAAATTTCCAAAGCTGGCCCCACGCCGCCAATATGCCGTTTGAAGTGATGGAGATGTTTGCGAAAGAGGGCTGGATTTCTGGCGGAGCTTTTTGGGGAAGAGATGCGATGCACCACGAAGCTACTCAGCAGTAGCGTAAACAAAGCTTGACTTCTAAACGTTTAGAGCCTATGCTTCCTGAGCCATGGCCGCAGCACCTTACAACTTAGAAATCGCAAGAGGCGAAGACTTCAACTTTACGTTGCGTATCACTGACTCCTTTGACGAACCTGTACCCTTTAACCTTTCCGCGTGTAAAGCGGAGATCCGAGAAGACTACAAGAAGCCATTAGTCGCTTCATTTACGCTGACTAATCTTGGCGACGGCACAATTAAGTTCTCCCTAAGCTCCGCTGTGACAAAAAGTCTACAGGTTGAGAAGTCACTGAAATGGGATTTCTTCTTCGCTGATTCCAATAGCCTATTGAGTAAGCAGATCGAAGGTAAAGTAACTGTCACCCCTAACATTACCAATGTCTGATTCTCTAAAACTTACGCTAAGTGGTCCTGTTGGTCCGGCAGGAGCTTCTGGCAAAGCTATTTACTCAAGTTCTCCCCCGCTAAACCAAACAGACGGAGCAGTTTGGTTTGATACAGAAACAGGAATCAAGTCCTTTTTTTATGGTGGGAAGTGGGTATCTGAATTAACGTCCCTTACTTTAAGTTCTTTCGCACCATAACGCTACTGATGTCCGGTCAACTACAAATATCTTTACAACGAGCTGCTGGTCCTTCCGGCGGGTCAGGTAAAGCTATATACTCAAGTTCTCCTCCGCCAAACCAAATAGAAGGCGCGCTTTGGTTTGATACAGACACGGGGATTAGTTCATCCTTCTATGGTGGGAAATGGGTATCTGACCCAACGTCTCTTACTTTAAGTTCTCTAAAAGAAGCCTCATTATTGCAGTGGTGTAATAGAATTAAAACACAAGTTTATGCTAAATTAGAGGGCAAAGTAGCGTCTTCAACAACTCTACCGTTATTTTCTAACATAGGCCCTGCGTATACTGGCTCTACTTTCGTTCCAAATAACTCAATGTGGTTGAACGATCTCCGTAGCCAGTTAACCGGAGTTCATATGGGAGCTGGTAACTACACTCAATCTTATGGGGTACTAGCTTTAAGTGATTACTACGCATTAGGTGTCGGCCATAACGGACCCCAACCAGTCCCAATTTCTATTAAATATGTTTCGGTAACAGGAGAGGTCCACACAAACACAATCACACACTGGATTAGAGGGTCAGATGTCCCTGAAAGTAATTTTACAGGTTTCCCTATAGGTGACGTCTCAATTTACGTTTTTGCTAATCCTCTACCATCATGGGTTAGCAAACAAAAAATTATAGTCTTACCCCAAGAAAAAATAACGAGCTTCGCTGAAAATCTTGTGCCTTTAATATGTGTATCTATGGGCAACGTAGTTAATCAACATTCTAGCCAAAACACACCAAATAATAGGGTTGTTTATGTTGGCGACTATCAAAATGCACCCGATGCCTTTTTTCCTGATTTTTACCACGGTCGATACTTTGGGGATAGCGGATGTCCTTCATATATTTTAATAGATGATATTTTATATTTAGATAGGATCAATACAACAGCATTTGACTCAATAGGTCAATACATCACTAATATAAACCTATTACTCTCATACGCATCTACTGTATCTGGTAAACCTCCGTTTACAGTAATTGGATTTAACGATCCGGCCCATAATTAAAATGACTTTAACTTTCCCTACAAACACTCAAGCATATACGGAAACTCCGTGGGTAGATGAGAACTTAAATAGGTGGCTCTACGAGTCTCTGAAAGGTAGGTGGACACACCTAGCCACACTAGAGAACGATACTGAGGCTTCTTCTAACTCTATCGCCGTTAGAGATTCAGCAGGAGGACTTTTTTGTAAAGGTTTAACTGTGGAGGCTGACCCAAGTTTGGAGTTTTCTTTTATTAACTTCTTGAATTCAAATGTAAATAATTCAAATATTGCTAATGGATATATTTACTATCAGGAAACAAACGATGTTAGCGGACACTATTGGCTAATGCCTCCTCTTTCTGGCACTGTAGCCCTCACGTCTAACGCCCAAACTTTCTCTGATACTCAAACTTTCACCGGCCCCGTTACAAGTTCTAACGCTTCAGTTATTTTATCTGCTTTGCCTGTTTATGCAAGTAATACCGCAGCAGCTTCTCTAGCTACTGGGTCCGTCTACCGCACCTCTACAGGAGAACTACGAATTAAGTACTGAACAAAGTTCGCTACTCTAAAGAATCTTAATGGCTAACACACCTTCCACCACCCCGAACAAACTAACTGTAACTGGTACAGACAGCGCGCATCTGACCATAAACGGAGCAGTTGGCCCCACTGGACCTGCGGGCCCTGCTGGCGCATCCGGAACAATCACGACCAGCACAAGCACAAATTTAGCTGGTTACATTTTTGGCAACGGAACAACCATTGCTGGCGCAACATCAGGGTCTACGTCTGCAACTGCATCAACTATTGCAATCCGCGATGCATCTTCCAATGTTTCTGCTGGAGCATTCTTGTTGCCTAATGGTAGTTTTACGGGAACCATTGACAACGCTACGTTGACTGGAGCAAGAGCATGGACCCTGCCAGACAAAACTGGATACGTTGCATTAACTCAGAATGCGAATGGATCAGTAACGAACTCAGAAATTTACGTTAAGGCTAGTGTGCCAATTACCGCTGGGCAGGCCGTTTATATTTCTGGCGCGTCGGGAGCTAACAAGTTAGTCACACTTGCACAAGCCAACATTGAATCAACATCGAGTAAGACGCTCGGCATTGCGCTACAAAATATCGCAACAAATGGTTTTGGTTATGTGGTAACTGACGGTGATTTGACTGGATTATCAATCAACTTAGGGTCTGGTCACGGTATAGTCGAAGGTGATCCGATCTGGTTATCACCAACAACTGCTGGAGGATTGATTTTTGGTTTAGCGAATAAGCCAACAGCTCCAAATAACTTAGTGTTTTTAGGGTATGTTACACGCATTAATGGTAATACTCTTGCCGATATTTTCGTTAAAGTCCAAAATGGATTTGAGCTTAACGAGCTGCACGACGTTGCTATAAGTAATCTCTCTGATGGTCAAGTCCTCACATGGGAAAATTCAACACAACTTTGGAAGAACAAAGTTGTGTCTGTTGAACAAATCACTGGCAGAACAATCTTTGTAGATGCTGTAACTGGAAACGATACAAGAGGAACTACTAGCAAATACAGCATGTCGATTCCGTTCGCTACTATTGGCGCGGCGATGACTGCATCTGCTATTGGCGACACAGTCCGTGTTCGTGCTGGAACCTACTCGATCACAAGCACGATCAATCTTGATAACGAAGGAAACCTGCATCTTGAAGAGGGCGTGGTTGTAAACTGTAGTGTTGCTAGCGCACCCGTTTTCACTCTATCGGTTGGTCAATCCAAAGTAATCAGTGGGGGTGGTCAGTTCAATGTTTCAGGATCAACAACCAAATTCTGGCAGCAGTCTGGTGGCACAACTTCCAATCAACTGTGTTCGATTGAATGCTATTCAATTCTGACAATCTCCAACAGCGCAAAAATCTTTGACGTTTCAACTGGTGTGCTTGTTGTTGAAGCGGGAACTGTTTATGCTATGACTTCAACAATCGCGTATTGTGCTGGAACCAGCAGCAATGTAAATTACAGAGTTCCTTTTACTTATTGCGCTAGAATGGTTGACATGCCAACAAACAATTCCTACGCACAGTTCAGTTGCGTTTGTCAGACGATCCAATGCTTTGGAACAAAATGCTTTCTAGTTGTTGGTGGGACTTTAGGAATTGACTATGAAACTCTTGTTGATGCAACTAATAATTGCACATTCTTTTCATTTGAATACGGGGATAGTATTGTAACTAACCTAACAACTATTAGGGGTGGGCGTGCAATGACTTATTCAAGTAATCCGTGCATAAGTTTCACAACAACAACTGGAACCAACAAGCTTTTGCGACTTCACGGTGATCCGTTTTTCTATACTAGTAGTGGAACAAATTCAATTACTGCCAATAGCGCAAGAACTGTTCTGTCGTCATCTGCAAGCTCGAATAAAACATTTAATTCGAATGTTACTATCGTAGGAAATTATCTCGTAAATGCTGGGCTTGTTTACTAGCATAAGATCAATCATTGACCCACCCCAAATAATATCCCGCGACCAACCGACGAAACGCTTGCACCCACTGTCTTCTGGTGCTAACATCTCAATTCAATGCTCGACAAGGATAAGATGGCTTGTAATAAGCCGCGTACTACTTCGAACCACCCAACTAAATCCCACGTTGTAAAAGCGTGCAGCGGTGGTACGGAGAAGATTATCCGTTTTGGTCAGCAAGGCGTTAAAGGTTCCCCAAAGAAAGAAGGTGAGAGTGAAGCTTACCGTAAACGTCGGGCCGCTTTCAAGTCTCGCCACGCCAAGAATATCTCCAAAGGAGTCCTAAGTGCTGCCTACTGGGCTAACAAAGTAAAGTGGTAACCCTTTGAAATTTTTGAAACTATGATCGCCGGAAAGTACAACCTGATTATCGATAGAGCTGCGACCTTTGCGTTAGTAATGACGTTAAAGGATAATAGTGGTGCCGTTATTGACCTGACCAATGGCCTCAATGCTGATGCTACTTTTACGGGCGACGTCCGTGAAACTTTGACAAAGAAGAGAGCATTGCAGTTCACAATCGGTTTTACTGGTGGGGGCACCGACGGCAAGGCTACGATCTCTTTAACAGCAGCCCAAACGAAAGTACTTAATCAGCCTATCGCTTATGAGTATGATGTCTTTATGATTAGTGGGGGTAAGACTACCCGCCTACTCGAAGGGACCGTAACTGTACGCCAAAACCGAACCAATAACGTCTAACAAGATGCCTAGCGACCCCTACCAAATTACTGTTTCCGGCGACAACGAGATCTCAATCACGCTATCCGATGTCGGCGTAGCTACTCCTGCGCCCCACGCCAGCTCCCATGGAGTAGGCGGGTCCGACCCTATTCCGCTAGCTACTAATGCTATTAGCGGTCTAGCTTCTGCGGCACATATTACTACGCTTGAAAGTCATACTACAGCTATTGCTGATAACACGTCTGATATTAGCGACATCATCAATACTATTGGCGGTATAGATAACGGGATTCTGTCTCTATCTGTCTCTGCTCCGATAACTAAAACTGGAACTAGTAACCCCACGATTGGATTACCAGCCTCATCCGCTACTGCGGATGGGTATATGACAGCATCTCAATTTCAGAAGTTAGCGTCGATTACTACTGGTGCTACGGCAAACTCCATTGCGGTATCGTCTCCACTGACTACTGTGAGTAGTGGCGGCATCCAAACATTGGGGGTTTCAGCAGCTACGACAACCCTTAATGGTTATCTTTCTTCTTCCGATAAGACTAAACTAGATTCGGTTACTTCCGGTGCAGCCGTTAGCACTGTCTCTGTCGCTGCACCTTTGGTCAAGACAGGTACCACAGCCCCGACTATCAGCCTACCTGCGGTAACCACCAGCACGGATGGCTATATGCTTGCTGCTGATAAGAACAAACTGGATAGTCTTACGGCGTCTACCGCAACTACTTCGGTATTGGGCTATATGTCCGCTGCCGATAAGACCAAACTCAATGGGGTTACTGCGGGAGCTTCAATCACTGATGTGACAGTATCGTCGCCATTAGTTAAGACGGGCACTACTGCTCCAGCATTGTCGATTCAGGCTGCGACGACTTCTCAGAACGGTTACTTTTCGTCCACTGATAAGACCAAACTAGACTCTCTTACCACGGTATCACCCCAAGTCACGAAGACTTTTTACGCCGGACCCGTATCTGGTGCCAATGCAAACCCAACTTTCCGTACGATTGCCTCGACGGACCTCCCTACTGTGGCTATTGCCCAAGGAGGAACTGGCGCAGTTACTGCTCCTCTTGCTGTAAATGCTTTAGGTTTCAAGTCCGGTCGCGTCACGGTGAATAGTGGAGTGGCAACAGTTGCCGACTCTGCGATTACAACGTCTTCGATTGTTGTTGCAACTCAGGAGTTCATGGGAACTTCTACTGGTGCTATGGGCAGTGCTGACGATCTTGTGATCGAATGGTGTATTAAAGATACTTCCGGTGGGTCGGTTGTCGTAGCCACAGAACTTGTAGAGTATACTGGGTCTAAGTACTACGCGCTCGATCCTTATAACGAAAAAGCACTAGACGCGGCGCTTTCTTTCTTTACTGATGCAGCGTATTCCGTGTCAGCTACTGATTTTATTGCGCTATTCAGAGGTGGTGATGGGCCCCCAGACCCAGTAGATATAGGTCATTCGTTCTGGGAATCTGAAGTTATGTTAAAAAAACGTGGCCTTTGGAACTACGACGTTGAAGCTCAATATGATTTAGCTTACTGCACAAGGGACAGCGGTAACAAGATTAGAGTACTGGAGGCTTATACATGGGGGGTGGGCAGGGGTGGGACTATGATTATTGATCCGATACAACTTGGCGGTATGAAAGCTATCATACCTAGAAACTTACAAATGTCTGCTTGGGGTGTTGATTCCCCAAAGGGTGATTCTTTTGTTGTTGGTAGTTCAAATTACAATCCTTATTTCAATACAGTGCCTAACGAGAAGTGCTACTGGTTTGATGGAGGATTCGTGCCATCGACCTTTGTTAACTATTTTCCACAGTTCCCAATGAACCCAACTCTCTTGGAGTATCCTTCAACAGTAGTTCCGCAGTCTATCTATGTCAATGGTGTTGAAACTAATGTAATGTTTCCTAGACTTAAAATCGCTAGTGATGTGCTTGTTACTAATACACCGTCTACCCTAAATCGTATTTCCGTACAGAAGACCGCTGGAACGGGCTTCACAATTTATAGCTCCAACACGGTTGACTCGCACACTATTAGCTACATTCGCTACAATCCTTAACCTAATGGCTGTCTCTCAATTACCCCAAGCTCCGTATCGGCAGGATCGTAAGATACTGCCTACGCCCTTAATTGCCGATATTCTTTTCAGCGAAATCCGAGACTGTAACCGCTCCGAGTTTCCTGCATACGGCACACCACACCCTAATGCTGTAAAGTGGCCTAACCACCAGCTAGTCTACATTAAACCTGTGGACATCGAGCGTAATGAGATCTTTGAATTCTTCTACGCAGCGGATCGAGCCAACCAAGACCTCTATAACTGGGAGTATTCCAAGACTGAAATTAGAGGGGTAAAGTACGACTCCGTTGTTCGCACCTATCTAACGCTCCGTGACGACTTTGTTCAGGAATCCCCTGAACTGGATACTGTAATGCCTGACGTTCCCGCTGGGGTATTTAATGGCACATACACGTTCTTCGAGAAAATCCAATCACGCACAGGCGAGAAGGAACTGGATTCAATTTTTGTTACGGAGAAGCATGTCTACGTCGATCTCTCTGACGTAGCCATTAGCGATCTTACTACTAATGACTTCGGTGGCATTCTTGCTACTAAACGAGACCATATCGTCGCTGAAGGGTTACAATCAGAAACAGGCTTTGGAATTATCGAAGCCTCCACTACCTCATTGGGTAACGGGAAAAGTGTCCAAAGTATCGTTCGTGCGCCTGTAGATGAGAATGGGAATCCCAACTACCCGACGCTTGAAGGAAATCAGATTGACTCACGTTACGGTGTGATATTCGACTACACACGCCAGATCGTCGAGGCAGGTTCAGTTGAAGGTGAGATTACCCAAAACGGTGCAGAGCTTATCGCGGTTGAGGTTGAACCAAAAGACCAATGGCGTTCGTGGAAGACTCAGACTAGACTAGTCTCATTGCCTGAAGATCAAGTATGGTACGGTCTTCGCCGTGAGAATTTGCCCGACATCCTTGAGTCGATTGCTATCGTTGGCACCGAGCGTTGGGTTGCCGTACCTACATTTAAGCGTGTGCCTGATGGTCCGCTCAAGGCGAAGTTTACTCGTAAGTTTTCCTTCGGTACACCCGCCGACTACGATCCAACAAACCTTCGTGTGCCTTATGGCACAGAGTCGTTCCAATCTGCAATCGAGTACACGGCTTCATCGCAAACGATCTCAACATCGTCGGGTACGAGCATCTCGATCTCCAGTAGTGAGGGCAATAATCAGTCCACTAACACTTCCGAATCTAATAACGAGAGCAGCGGATCGAGCAGCAGTACATCCAATTCGTCCAACAATAGCTCAAGTACTAGCAACTCGTCATCTAGCAGTAACGGTACTAATAGTGGCGTTAGCTTCAACTCTTCTTCAGGTACGCAGGCTAGTCAGCAGACCTCTAATAATTTTAATACTGGCAATAGTACCAGTGCAAGTACTTCGTCCGGCTCTAGTTCGAGTACTAGTTCGGGCAGTAGTGAATCGGTTTCTTCAAGTGTTGGTAGCTCGAAGGATATTACTACTACATCAGATAGTGGTGTGCCCCTCGTGGGAGATCCTACGATCACCCGTTCAACTATTCAAGATAGTAATGGTAATAGTCAGGGGACTAATTCAAGTAGTAATTCTGGAACACAATCGGGATCTAGTACCTCTTCAAGTATTTCGGCAAGTGCTTCGTCTGGTAGTAGTACGAGCTCTGGTACTAGTACGAGTACTGGTACAACAGAAAGTAGCGGAACTTCGGCTTCCTCCGGCACTTCGTACCAGTTCGGTACGTCTAATTCTACTAACTACTCAATTAGCGATGGCTCTCAAACAAGTACGAGTTATTCTAAGAGTACGGGAACAAGTGGTAGTATCTCCGTGGGGACAAATACCAGCAACTCATCTTCGACTAGTTCGTCCACATCCGTCTCCATAGGGAAGACTATTTTCAGTCTGTCTATCCCAAAGTGTCTACACGACGCCATAGAAATTATTCTTCCTGACAACCAAACAATATCCGTCCCTGCGACAATCCCCCCAACCCTTGTAGAGGGGTGGTTTGAAGTATCTCGTCAAGCCGAACACTGGAAGTACGGTATTTGGGTTACTGAAATTATTGAGGTTTACATTCCTGCAATCTAAGCATAGCTTTTTTCTCGCATGAAAAATTTTGAAATAGTACTAGCCTCACATCGGGAGTCGCTAGCGTGGCTAGATTACCTCCCTAAAAAGGCTAAACGAAAATACGTTATTACTGTTAGCAATAGCGGCAGTATTGCAGACGTACCCACAGCAGATCGCACTATTAGCATACCTAACGGTGGGCGTGAAGCAGGGCACTACCTCAATTTTATCGTTGAAAACTATGATAACCTGCACCCTGTAACCGTCTTCTTGCAATCCGATCCTTGGCCCCATGCGTATACGTACATACCCCAGCTACTGGAGATGTTCTTTGGGGACGCAAAGTTCCCAGATCCTATAAGCTATTTAGGTCGCCAATACAAATCAGCAGGTCTAAACCCCACGCCAAATAGTATTATAGATCAGATCTTAAAAGATTGCTGGGGGTCTTCTAGCTACCCAAACGGTATTGGATTCTCAGTAGGTGCTCAATTCTACGTGACTCGCGAAGTTATTCTAGCTATGCCAAAAGAGTATTACGAGAAGTTACTCGAAGCTGCGAGAAAGCCAGACTACAGTTTTGGCCACCTTATCGAAGGTCATTGGGGTAATGTATTCCAACATAAGCTATGAGCGAGTTAAACACACCACCACATGCACCAGCTAATACGGATACTCGTCCTATGGACGTAATTCGTAATCAGACAGAAGGACGGACATCGAAAGATCCGAGAGGTGAAGCGGCGTCACAACCCCCACCGATGCCCGACGTACGTCCAGCATCCACAGTTATGACCGCTCCTTCTTCTCAGGAAGGGATGATTCGTGATATGGTGCAATCTGTTATATCACAGACGTTACGAAACGTAACAGTAGATGGCAATCCAGTACAAGTATCAATGAATGGACTCGCCGTTACTACAGCTAAGGCTTCTGCCTCAGAGCAATGGGCGAGTCAGAACCTCACACAAGCGCAGTACGATAAACTGGATAATCGCGATAAACGTGATTATGCCATTGCAAAGAAGGCTGAACATGACAGAGCGAACCCACCCGAACGCTCTGTAATGGGTAGTGTTACCGGTCTAGGCTCCTACAAATCAGGAGGCAAGCCGCTCACCCGCCAGCATGTGGACCAACATGGCAACATGGTGAAAACGGAGGATAAGCCCTTGAAAAAGGACCAACATCACGAAAAGGATTCGGATGCCGCTCGATTTATCAACGAGAAGCGTAATATACAGGACAAATTAAATCCATCAAACTTTGGTAAAGGTCATGTTCGTGTACTACTTACTCGCGCCGATCACGGTCAAAAGATAGTGGTAAACATGGACATTGCCTCAGGGGTTATGGTACAAAAAAGTGACAATAAAGACGACGAGGATGACGTTTTACCCCAACCAAACGATTACTACTTTGGTGGATTTGGCACTAAGTTCTACTGTTGGAAGAAAGGTAAGTTGGGCTTTATTGACCTTGCAGCTAACGGAAAATTTGAGGAACTGAAGTAATAATGAATGAGCCTACATCCGACCCGCTGATGATTATGTTTCCGTATACCGGACCAACTCATATAGAAGACTGGGGATACTACGGTAATGAAGCCGTGTCGCAAACAGGTATTAACATCCCTGAAGGTATGGGTAGTGGTGGTGGTGATGATAGTCCTATATCTTATGGTGTAAATCTTGAGGGATTTGATAAATACATAGCTAAATACCCATCGAGTAACAAAGAAGTGTCCAAAGAGATTTGGGTAAACTGGAAATTTAATGCTAAAAAATTTACTATAGTATCAAGCGGATCCAGTACAGTTTTTCCTTCAGGAACAAACACTTATGAGTCAGGTGTTGAACCTACTGTGTTTACTAAGTACCCTGTACCTAACCTACAATTCGTCCAAGATAGCTCTAAAAATCCACCCGAAGATCTTGGGGTAATACCATCAGGCGTTCGGCAATTTAAGTATACATACGATACTGGCGAGGGCGAGGGTGAGCCTGTGTCTCGATGGCTTCTGGCCAATAAACCTCCTTTTTCAATGTTTGTTCATAGGGGGAAGTACTACATTGGATTCCCTCCCATATTGACTTACGTCAATCCAACGCCTTCTGTGCCTTCTCCACCGCCGCCCATTCAAACAGAATACTCTAGTTTTGAAGTCACCTCAAGTCGTATGACTCTAACTTACCCTAAAACTCTTGCTGATGATACAGAAGTAACCGTTACAATTATAGTGGCAATGGTGGGCACCTACTACTGAGTAGCCTTTACCCTTGACACAAATCTGTGATCCTCAATACTATCCCTTGTATGAAGCCTACCCTAAAGACCCAACAACAGGTCCGATACTTACTCTCTAAAGTAAGCCCGTTATCGGATAAGCAGCAAGGAAAGCTCAAGAAAGAGCTTCATTCTGGAGCGGTGAAAATTAAAAAGGAGGAGCCTAAGTAATGTCTGCAACCACTCTCGCTAGTCTCGCTTCCCTATTAGGTACATACGTTGAACCTTCCGGCGACTTCAAAGCCAGTCTTAATCAGGTTCTCGCCCGTATGTACAATATGGGAACGTACCGTGATTTGACGGTCCAGTACAGCCTGCCTGTTATTGACGGGTGTATCACTCTACCAGACGATGCGGACTCGATCTTGCATACGATGATTAACGGGAATCCTGCTCCTGTTCGCGCATTGTGGCACGACTTTAGATCCGTAGGCTTCAACTCAACTTATCCTAACTCCAATAAGGCGGATCTATCATGGGGTCTAATAGATGCAGGCTTTACGCCAACGGTGGTCCTCCTACCGACTTCCGGCGTAACTTCCCTCTACATTGATCCTTCGTCGGTTAGTACTTCAAACACAGCATTTAGCACTGCTGATGGTTCCAGTATCACGGTACAGGCTACAGACGGTAATCAAGTCTATAACGGTACAATCGCAGGAACTACGATTACATTCGCCGTACCAGTTACTAACGTAATGTCTATTCACTTTGCTGGGTTGGCGAACGCTTTTGATCTACGGACAGTAAATGACGACCCAACCACTACTGTAGCTACAGTCGGACCCAACGACGGAGTCACCCGCTATCGTCGATTCCGCCTTAATAATTCGACAGATGGTTCCACTACTGTACATGTCCTTTGCAAACGAGCGTTTAAGCCCCTTCTCAACGACAACGACATCTCTTATGTCAATAACATCAGCGCGATCAAACAAGGCTTGTTGGGCCGACTGATGGAAGACAACGGAGATATTGAGCGTAGTGAGTACCACTGGAACAAGTGCCTACTATTGCTTGAAGAGGAGGCGGCCTCCACAAGAGGTGCTGCAATGCCAAGGCTTAACGTCGATCCCTATGGCATCGGGGCGCAAGGACGAATCCTAAATCTGTACTAATGATCTCTATCGAGCCTAATCAGGCGCAGCGTAAAGAAGCCAGAGGTGAGGCGAAAGACATGGGTATCCTGTACAACTCTTTCACTAAAGGAGGGGGTAACGCTATTGGCATGATGGGTGAGATTCTTGTGCAGAATCTTATCGGCGGCGACCGTGTTGGGGCAAGGTGCTTTGCGTACGACATTGTGACTCCGAAAGGAATCAAGGTTGATGTCAAAACCACGAAGGCTGCTGGTCCACCGCTGCCTCATTATGTTGCTCGCGTGTATGGCAGTGAAACCGATAAGGAGAAACTCAGCACTAAATGCGATGCCTACTACTTCGTTAGGTGCAACCAGCAACTGTCCCTCGCTACGATCGTCGGCTGGCTCCCTGCACGAGAGTTTATTGATCGTGCTTTGTTCCTGCCGCGAGGCAACGTGGACCCAAACGACGGAAAACTTTCCTTTGCCGATGAGTACACGCTGCCTATTTCAGAGCTTAATCCACCAACGATGAAGTTGATGAAGAAAGCCTTTGCGGGTCAGAAGTCCATGCCCTTGTCGATGTCGTAGTCGGACGAGAGATCAATCTCCCAAATCTTACCACCACCATCGCCGCGACTACGGACTTGACGAATACCTTTGTTGTGTGAGCTGACCTCCTCAAGCACGGTCATACCTCGACGGACAAACTCAAGGTTGTTTGAGTTACCTACCGAGCGGCCACCATTGCAGTCGTGCAACGTAACGGTGAACTCGGTGAGCGTGCCTCTCCACTTCGGTTTGTCCGTATGCTCGCGGACCTTCTTGGCAAAGAACTCAACCATCTCAGCGATTGCTGAACGCGAGCTGTTGTCATAGGCGGCAGCTTCGATAAACGAGTCGATGTAGGTTGCTACTCCGAAACGGCTGGAATCCTTTACCTCAATCGGCGGAGTCCAATCGGATAGCCATTTGAGGAAGTAAGGCAGCTCGTTAGCGATAGTACTCTCCACCCACTCGTTGGAACCGAACTTCATCTTGTGCCCACTGTTGATGCGTAGTGCTATAATCTTATCTCTGTTGCTACTATCTAAGGTAGGCAGAGCAGCAAGTGACTGAGCATCAAGGTTGAGCGACATCATCACTCGACCACTCCAAGGCAGCGGAATTGCGTCCGCGTACTTGGCATGGTACTCCAAACGTGGGTTGGCTACACACCGCTTCGTTAGCTCGACAAACTTCCGCTGGTCAGCATACGTTGCCGCAGCAGTCTGGTCGTCGATAACCCATGCGGCAGATCCGCAGAGGTCACGGTTGAAGTTGGTCTTGCCTGAAAGATAATCGGACGCATCGCTGAAACCACCGACCGACATACCAATGATCTTGTTTGTCAGTAGGGTCTTGCCGTGACCTGTTGGGCCTAGCAAGATAAACAGTTGACCTTGATCTAAGCGGTGGTTTAACACGGCGAGATACAGACGTTGATACCATGCGAGGAAGTATGGCAGCGTCTCTTTGCCATCGTTATCAAGTGCGAAGAACGGAGTAATGAACTGGTGAATCCAAGGCCAGTTAGCCGGATCGCCGTTGTCAGCAGGTCGGATAGGAGTAGCTCGGCAGTTGTTCAGAATCTTGCGACCGTTGAACGTGACGACCCGATCCTTTGAGAAGACAACCGGAGCGACTTCTTCGACGCGGCAGTCATTCGAGATACTGAGGGTAGCTTGCTCAATCTCTGAGATCGTCTGGTTCTTCTTCAGTTTGGGACTGAATCCTGCACGCCTAAGCTCAAGCACAAGCTGTTCCTTGGGTATCGCAACCGGACCCCCGTTCAATAACTTGTAGAAGGACTTGCCATTAAACCAGTACTGGTCAAGTAGGGTAGAGAGTTTCTTCTCCTCGAAGCCTTCGACAAATTTCTTACCTAAGATCTCACGCCAGCCGACGAAGCCTTTGCCTGCACGGTCAGAGTAGCAGATCATTCCGTCCTCACGAACCTGACAGCCATCGCGGTCGATGCCATCGTCGATCCAGAATAGTGGACCTCGTGAGCCTGCAATGAACTCATTCTTCCAGCGGTTAGGGAACCGCTTCGCTACTTCGGCAGCAATCTCGTCGAGAGGGATATTGGTATCCTCTGTCTTGATCGGGGTATCGTTCGCCGCCTTCAGGAGAATGGTACGGGCAAAGGATACAGGAATCGGGTCGCCGATACGTGTCCAGTCCTTACCTAATTCAAAGTACTGAGAAGGTTTTAGGCTGGTCCGGTCAAACCCTGCAAGAAGCATCGAAGCCTTGAGGGCATCGCATAGACGTTTGAGAAATGGTTCCGCAAGGGCGGGAGCAATCGGAAGAGCAGACTCGAACTCCCATACCAGTCGTATGTAACCGGATTGAGTGCGTGTTCGCCATGTCGGCATATGCCCACCGTCGCATCGAACCTTGAGGGTTTCGTCGATCTTAGCCCAATCGACAGGCGCATCAAAGTCGGCAACGAAGCCGTGTAGTTTGTTGACTGGATTATCTTCACTGATTCTTGCTGATGGGTTGTCACCTTCTGCCATCGCGTAGAAGCAATGGTCGGTGGTAGACTCTGCACACCATGCACGATATTCCGCCTTCGACGCGAAGGTCGGCGTGTTAAATGTAAGTGTTGAAAGATCGTCGATTGATGACGTGGCGACAGCACGGTGGTTCTTGAGGTAACGGTATTTCATTTGGAGTAGAGATCGAGAATGTGTCCTTCAGCGGCGACCGGAATATCAGAGATCCATTCCGGTGGGGTGTGCATAATTTCCATGATCTTAGCGAAAGCTTCTTCCGCTTGTGCATCAGGTACTTCTATGACCATTTCGTCGTGAACGTGCAGGATGACTGGAAATCCTGCTGCGTCAACACGAAGCATCATGTCCGAGAAAATATCTCTCGCTAATCCTTGTGAAAGATTTTCCGTTAGTATGCCTCCCCATAGTGGGAAGTCCCGAAGCTGTCCGTTGCGGATCAACTTGCCGATATGGCGAAAACCTCCAGTCATGCTATCACGCATTCGTTTGAGTGTGCCGTAACGCATTGACCTACCGGATGGGAGATCCAGTTCAAAGGGTTCACTGAGGGAGTAAGCCATCGTCATGTCCTTATCGAGGGAACGCCACAGCTTGACGACCGATGACATCCTCTCGCGGTAGGTCTTCACGGAAACTTCTGCTTCGTCCAGACCCATCTTGCTAAAGGCCGCGAACTTGTTCGGCCCCATTCCGTAGCCACAACCCAAGACAATCGACTTAACCTTCTGTCGTAGATTCTTATCATAGTCTTTAAGTTGCCCATTAGCTGGATCGTGTAGTCCTAAGAGCACGCCGAACGCATGGTAGATGTCTTCGGAATCTCGGATAAGGTCGAGAGCCTTTGTGTCCTTCGCCAACCAGCAAAGGGTACGGACTTCAATCTGTGAAAGGTCAGCTACGATAAATTTGTAGCCGTCCTTCGGTTTAATCATATGACGAAAGTTGACCCCGAACATCGGATCACGCGGCAAGTTCTGGAGGTTGAGGTTTCCTCCGCTGCCGCTGAAACGAGCTGTGGGGTTTGCTCCACAGTACATGAAGCCTCCGTAGTATCGCCCATCCGCCATTGTTCCATTGTTGAATGCTTCGAGTTTTTTGAGAAAGGCGTTGATGCGACGATAACTCTGAACGGCTCGTGCCCAAGGACAAGCTTTCTGGTGTTCAGCAAACCACTTGTCAGCATCTTCGCTATCTTGAGCAAGAGAAGTTGGCGGCTCAATTCCTTGTTTACGGCATTGTTCATTGAAGGCTTTACGGGATAGCGGTGTGTAGTCTTGAATCCAAGGGATCGACTGCTCTGCTGCGAACAACTCAGTCTTAATCTGTTCAAGGTTATGTTTAAGAAGGTCGGTGTCAATCGGCAATCCTCTTTGACCTATTCTTCGATTGAGCAGACTGATGTTGCGTTCGGCTCCAGACCATCTATCGGAAAGCTTGCCCCACAACTGCAAGCAGAGTTCAGAATCCTTGACAGCGTACTCGGTGACTTCTTTCTTGAAGTCGTCGGTCATTGTCTCCCAACGCTTTCCTTTCATGTTGTCTCGCGTTGTCTTCTCAACCGTTAGACCTAAGACTACGGAGGAAGCATTCTTGAGGGAGCGCGGCAAGCCTAAGTAGGCTGTCATGTCGGCGGTACAATGCCATGCTTGTGGCGTGCAGGACTTCCACCAGTTGGAGCATACCCCAAATAGGTAGAGAGATTCGTCAAACGATGCGTTGTGCGAAAGGACAACATGGCCATTAAGGATAGTCCAGTCGAATGCTCTGGGGCACCCAGCGTAAACGTATCCGTCATCGCCCACTACAGTTACCATGTAGGCATCGAATAGCGGGTGGGAGAAGTAGCCCCTCGGACCCAAGGTCGTGATAGAGCATTCCGTATCATAATAGGACTCGAAGTCCACAGCGTAAGTAATCATATTCTTTTTCTAATGGTGTGTTTATACCCCCCAGATAAGGGGCAATAAAAAACTGCACACTAAACAACACGAGTTTAGTGTGCAGTATGGTTTTATCGTTAGTCTTCGAGTACTAGCTGAAGCTGGTCCTTGTCGATCTTACTGTGTACGCGGATCTCGTCCATCTTCAGGTCAATGCCCTCAGCAACAAGGCTGAGTGTAGCGCGTTGAGCTTCGAGTTCGATTTCCTGTTCGTGCAGCTCCTCAATCTTTTCAGCGATGGAGGCTACAACGGAACGGATTTGGTCCGCTTCTTTTTTCAGGGCGGCTAGTGGATTATCAAGTGTCATCATAAATGTTAATAATTAGTTGGAACCAGCGGTAAGGCGAGCGGCGAAGTCGATTGCTTCTTGAGGAGTTTCCTCGCGGGTAATCGAGAGTGTTGGGACATACCAGCTATACTTGCCCTTCGACATCAGCTCAGTGCCAAAGTTCCACAGACGGGAAGATACAGGCACAGTTGGGTTAAACGTCTGGAAGGTGAACAAGCGTTTGAAGGTCAAACGATAGGCATCCTTCTGGACAGTGATGCGTCCGATCTGGTAGTTCTTGTCACCGATTGGGTAGGGGAACAAGTTATCATCTTCGCCTACTTGTGGGATAAGTAGGATGATTTCCGCAAACTCAGTAACGTCGTAGCTACTCTCGTTTGCCAAAGCCTTTGCTGCATCTTCAGTAGCAACGATCTTTGGGATGTAGTCTTCGCCGAAAGGAACATCTTCTTTCCAACGCTTAGTTGCACCGATGATAATAACAGGTGCTTTTTGTTCTGCTTCGAGCAGAACTTCTTCTTTATCGAGCACAATCGAACCAATCGGGCCAGTAATCTCCGACATCTTTTGGATGACGTTGAGGCGCGGGATGTCGATGTCTTGCGATACGAATGCAAGACCTTGATTCGTCGTTGTGCTTAGGGTTTCCGTGCTTGCGGTTTCAGTGCTTGCGGTTTCAGTGCTTATGGCTTTAGTGCTCATGGTTTATGGTATATGGTATATGCTTGGGTTGTTGCTTTATGCTTGTGGGGACAACCGAAACTCCCATTGCCTCATCGTGAGGAAAGTGTATATCGTGTCGGGCCAACCTCGACAACGCCTGTATCAATCGCTTCTTTCTGGAAGCAGTCAACAACAAAAGTTTTTTTTCCTTTAGGAGCCTTAGCATGAAGGGCTTCCGAGAGCTGATTCAGCGTTAGATCGGCTGCTTCGATCACTTCTTGCAGGGTCAAGCCGTGCTGAATCGCTAGTTGTGCTAGGTAGTTTTTCTCTAGCGTTTTCTTTAGCGCACCCATAGAACGAAGATATAGTCCGTCGAACTCAGTACCTTCGTGAGCCATTCCTGTAACCTTGAACTTGGTTCCTTTAGCCCAGCTCTCCATGATCTTGGCAACCATGTATAGCTTCTCTGCCATTGCAGGACTGTCGATGTCGTTAGGATCAATCGAGCCAGAAGGCATGAGGTCAGGGCGATACCTCTTGGCGATGTCGATGGCGACGGCTCCTAATGCAGGGCAGCGATCTTCGTGGCGGCAGAAGCGGCAGTTGACAGAGGGGTTGAGTTCCTCCAGTTCCGGTGCGCTTGCCTCCCACTTGGCTCGCGTGACTTCTGCCCCAATGATTACATCAGAGATCTCTTTACGGAGCGTATTCATCTCAGCGCGATTGAACGTGCCAATAAGAATCTCATTGCGCTTAGGCACCAAAAATGCAAAATGGATCGTGTTAAGATTGGGATACATCTGGAAAGATGCGAGGACGTAAGCTTTAGCCTGCCAGTTGGTGAGAGGCGGATCAATCTTACTGATGCCAGTCTTGTAGTCGATCTGTAAACCGATGTCGCCTTTCCATGCAACGATGTCAGAAGTCCCAAAGGTTGGAGTCTTGCAGTCAAGCTCCAGCACAAGACGCATCTCGCGGTGGATCGTCACGCCTTCTTCACCACCAAAGACGTTCTGGAATACTTCTAGTTCTTCGGCGTACATACGCTCATAGATGGCAACCTCTTCGTCACTCTGTAGTGCTGATGGGTTACGTACTTCGAGAGCTTCGTGAATACGAGTACCAGCTTCCGCTGCTGGATTGGTTCCCTCGC